AGGTCCTTAGATTTTTTACGTGGATGGTCAACTCTAGTATTTTTCATAATTTTGAGTTCTGACATTTCTTCCAGTAATAAAGGAATTCTTGGTATTGCAACTCTCTCTTCATATATCATCATTGCTAAGTCTTCGTAGTGTTTTTTAGCAACAGAGACGGTGTCGGTCTTTATGCCTACCGCTTTTAATTCCTGCTGAATATCAAATGATTGCCAACGGTCAAATGAAACAACTCCAATGTTAAAACCTTGTCTGCGTAAATTAATAATCCATTGTTTTACTTCTGATAAATTAACTGGACCTTCTGCTTTTGGTTCCCACCAAGCAACTGCATCAACAATAACCATTGGTGCTACTTGCTGATAATCTTTAATAACCTGAATGTTTACCCACTTGTCTACGTGAGCAATTGCTACAGCGCACTTATCGTGTTTCTGTGCAAGGTCAGCATGGATATAATATATTTTTTCTGGATCAGGTTTAAATGATTCGTCAAACCTTCTAAAATTATCAACTGGGTTTCTCAATGTCATACATTTTTCTAACTTATCTTTTTGTTTAAAAAATGCATCTGATGCAAATGTTGGTGTGCATGCAAAACGCATCATAGCATCGCCAAGGTCTGTGTAAAATGCTAACTTAAAATCATCTATTTCCCTAGTAGGGTTTACATCCCATGTTGTTTTTTTAAGTGCTAAAACTTTTGGAACTTTATACGAAAGAATCGTATCTTCTTCCCATGAAATTTCAAATTGATTATTTGGATCATCATGTGGTAAATTTTCATTCATAATAAAAAGATGTTTCTTTTCAATAGTTTCTTTTTCTGCAATAACATCTTCATATCTTTTAGAAATAAAGTCACCTTGATAGCGAGGGAATGAAAGTAATACTACTTTACCTAAATCTGGAAAACGTGAGTCTACAGATCCACGAAATGCTTTATAAATATTTTCTGCAGTTTTGCCTTGCTCATTACCAGTTCCAACTTCAGATGCAAAACCAGAAATTTCATCAAGGACTGCAAGTAATAAGTTTAAACCTTCATGCGATTCTCTTTCTGAGTGTCCAGAGTAAACAGTAATTGATTTATTAAACTCAACACTGTCAGCCTTTGCATTATACTTTCCTGCAAACCATGGTGATTTCTCTATCTTAGTTTTAAATCCTTTAAAGAATACGTTCTTTGCTTGTTGTGCGTTAATGGCTACGTTTATAATATCAATTGCATCCCCGCTTGGTTTTCCATAATATCTGGCAGGATCTTTAAGACATAATAATTTATATACTATATATGCACATGCTACTGTTGATACAAAGTCTTTTCCAGATCCTTTTCCAAGTTGCAAAATAATTTCATTTTTAGTGTATTTATCAAAATATTGAGCGCCAACAACAGATCCAAATATTTCTTGTAATTCTTCTTTACGATAAATTTGACTCATTGCTTCTACAATTTCATATTGAATTGAAGACAGTTCTGGCTGGCCAAGATAATCAGCAGACTCAACAAATGTTTTTGCGTCTACTGGAATTTCATCAAATTGATTTTCTTTTAAGACTTCTAGAAAATCATTAAACATCTTGGACAATTGTAATTACCTCTCCCTCTTTAGCAATCTGAGAAAGACGTCTCATAATTAAATCACGAACTTCTGGATGGGTTGAAGCAATGTCTCTTAATATTTCAACAAGAACTTCTTGTCGTCTTTCAATTTCAACCATTTCTTCTGCAAGTTCTTTATTTTCTAGAAGTCCTGCTTTTTGTAACATTTCAATTCTAGATTTTTCAATATCCATTACTAACTTAATTGCTTGAGTTTTTGCACTAAGATTATTAGTCATACTTGATTCATCAATTACTTCATAGGCCTTTGTAATAAGTTTAGTATAGTGCGTGTCAGCACCAGCAAGTGCTTCTTTAGCACGTGCACGAATTGCGTCATTGGCAGAAGCCATAACCTTCCACTCGTTAATTAATGAAACAACACGAGTACGAGGAATGTCTAACTCTTTAGAAATTTTTGTTGGATCTTGACCTTTAAGATATTCTGTAACTACTTTATTAACTTCATCAAGATGCTCAATTAATTCTGTCTCAGTTGACATTTTTTTCCTTTGCTATTTTTAATAAAACTAAATATCCTATTAAGTCATCAATATCATTATCTCCAGGATAGTCTGTGCCTTTCATAAGACGACTTAGTTTGTCATCAATCCTAACTTTAAGTTGTTCTGCTGGATCTGATTTACTAAAAATTCTTACAGGATCAAGAGCAGAATCACCGTAGGCTATATTTTTTTCAATAAGCATTTGTGCTATAGAGTGACATGTTTTCCAAATTGAATTTCCAGATGGCGCTCCGATTGAGTGAAGATAAAGATCATCACATTTAAAATTTTTAACATCTTCGTATACTGGCTCTAATTTCATCTTTTTGATTTCCTTAATCCAAATTTTGCAAGGTATACATAAATAGTTTCAACACTGGTCCCGCATTCCTTAGCAATATCCTGTGGAGACTTTTTGTCCATAACAAACCTTTTACGGAGCCAAGCCTCGCTTGTATACAGTTTAGCAGCCATAATATTATTTGTCAACTTCTCTTTCGGAAATGTCATAGTCGTATGCGTTTGAGTCTTCTAAAACCCATTTATCATAACTTTCAACATCCCACTTATTTGTATTTATAAGCCTTTGTATTACTAGGTCTTTTTTAGTTACAAATGACGGTTCTTTTAATCTAATACGGTTATTAGGCTGTACCGCAAAATTTCCATCATCTCTTTGAATAACATGACCGCATTTATGTTGCCCTGGGCTTTCTGAATATCCATCATCTAGAATATTACTTTCTGGATTGTGCCAATCTAAAGTAAATAAATATTTTCCGCCAATGTTATTTTTATTTCTATCTATATACGACATTCTCATGTTACTTAAATTTTCAAATTTTGTAACTGCTATGTGTGGACTAAAAGAATTCCAAAGGACAAGGTTATAAATTGGTTCTTCAGGAACTCCTGGTTTTGTGCAAAATGCATTGATTGGCATTCTCCACCAAATCCCTCCATCTTCCATTAAAAAATGAAATAAAGGACTTCTACTTTTAATACTAGACACACCAAAGATTACACATGGAAAATATTTATCATGGCTATCTTCTTGATCTCTTAAAAAATTACCACGAACATAGCACTCAATTGGTGGTATGTTAGCATTTAACTCTGGCATTATTTTTTATCCTTTATTTCTTATAATTTCAAGTATTTTTTTATGTGATAAAAATGATGAAATGTCTTCTTTTGTTTTTTCTATTTTAGTTATATTTTCTGCACTTATTTTTATTTTTTTAGAAATAAGGCTATATTCTTTTAAAATTGCCTCTTTATCAAATAGATTAAGTCCAGCCATTAGAACAGTAAAACTATCTGCATTATAAAGTATAAAGTTAGAACTATCTTTAAAGTCTTCATCAATTGGAAGTTTTGTTTTCCATTTTTCTAAATTAGATTTTAAGGAATCTGGCAATTCTAAATTTAAAATATTTTTCCAAAATTCTGTATCGTTTCTTTTTGTAAGATAATGCAAAACAACAAAATCTCTAACATTCTCTACCATTTTTTTAAAAGAATTGTTGTATTCTTTAATTACATTCTCGTCATAGTTTGCAATTTTATGTCTTAGCAAAGATGCTTGCTGTATTGTTAATCCAATTGATGATGCCTCAAGTGGTTCAAAAAAACTTCCACTTAGTCCAATGGCCACACAATTTTTAATCCATACGTTATCTATCATTCCAACATTAAAATTAATTTGTTTCCCAATTTCAATTTTACGACCAAAAGTTTTTTCTATTTCTAGTTTTGCATTTTCTGCATCAATAAAGTCACTATCAAAAATATAACCATTTCCATGTCTTCCCCAAACTGGAGTTTTAAACATCCATCCAGCGTTCATTGCTTTTGCCAATGTCCAATAATTATATTCTTCTTCGTCTTCACTTAAAAAAACTATTGCGGATTTCATCTTTAAATATTTATCAAATGAGATCCATTTAGCCCCTAATTTATTCATTAAGATTTTTTTAAATCCAGTTGCATCTATATAAAGGTCACTTTTATAAGTAGATTTTAAACCAACCACTTTGTCAATATTGCCATAATCATCTAAAATTACATCAACAATTTCGTCATCAAAAAGATTTATTCCTTTTTTAGTTGCAACCTTTTGTAAAAAATCATTTAATTTAAAGGTATTAAAATGATATTCTGTAACTGGTGGATATAAATCTACATCTATTGCATTTTCCTGCACTAAGTTATTTTTTATATAATTAGAGTAAATATAATTATTTCCATTGGATGAAATCTCTTTTCCAAAAATAGGATTGTATTGTCCAAAACGTGATGAAGCAAATGGACGTTGTATTACATGTAAAAATTTAGATCCTTTAATCCAGTCCTCAAACATTATTCCTATTTTAAAAGTAGCATCACACTCTTTAATAATTTCACTAGGTTTGATTCCAACAAATTCTAAAAATTGATTAAAGTTTCCAGTTGTTCCTTCTCCAACGCCAATTGTTCCAATTTTAGATGAGTATATTAAATTAATATCAACATCAAGAGATTCTTTTAAAATAAGTGCTGCAATTAATCCAGAACTGCCTCCACCAACAACTGTTATATTTTTTACTTGATTCATAATTAATTATACCCTATTGCTTTATTCCAATTATTAATAGCCCAATGGCCGATACCACAAGCATCAGCAACGTCATTATCGTTAACAATTTTATCATAATTGATTTCAATTAATTTAATTGTCCTTTCTTTTCTAATTTGTCTTTCATAAGACTTATACCAAGAATCTGACTTTTCTGGATTTTTTGTTCTAATGTCTATCTGTTCTTCTTTTGTTAATCTTTTATTTCCTAGATAATTTTGCCAAGTTATTGGTGCTACAGTTCCTATAATTTTTGTTCCAGTTAGTCCTGCTGCACCTAATAGTGCTCCTTGAACTAATGCTAGATCTGCAGCAGTTTTAGGACTATTCATAAATACGGTATGTTCAATTACAATTGCCTCAAATCCATCAAAATGTTCAAAGAATGCTTTTGTCTTAGCACAAGCGTCCATCACTTTTTCATAATTTGTTTTTCCATTAAAATTAATTTTACCAATACTGCCCAGAGTGTTATCATTAAAAATAGCAAAAGCAAGACTATTAGTGCTTGCATCAATAGCACAAATTGTTTTTGGATTATTCTTGTTCATAGTCAAAAAATCCCTTTAGTTGTTTTAACATTTTGTCTACTTCT